CACGGGCGGCCGTCGGCCGTCGTGTAGCTGGCACCCTTGCGGGCCGTCTTGTGCAGGTCGCAATATCCGACCAGCACGCGGTCGCCCATCTCGGAACCATTCCAGTATCCAAGCGATTGGTTGCTCATTGTCTTGCTCTCTCTCTATTCTCCAGTCTGGCGACTGGGGGAGGGAGCCACGGTTAACCGTGGCTCTAACCCTCATACGCCAGGCTTAGGGCCGCTACCCTTGTGGTAGTCGTCCCACTGCTTGAAGGTGCCGTCCAGCATGTTGTCCATGGCGTGGACAGCGGACTCCTGAGCGCCCTTTAGCGTCTCAAGGATCGCCCGTGCCGCCTCAGCGGACTTGTCGTCCTGGCGCAGCCCGTCGGTCAGGATCGCCTGCGTCTGCTCGATGCTGCGGCGCAGCTCGGCCTGGTACGACTTGATGTCACGTTCCAGCTGCTCTGCTCGATCAGTGTTAGTCATCTCTCTCTCTCACTTTCGTGTGGCACGGGGGAACCCGTGCGCACGTTTCTTCTTCCCTGGTGGTGTCCAGGTGGAAGGTCTAGGACAAACGCCCTAGACCAACCATCTAAGCGCCACAGTAGGCTTAGCGGCCCGACGCACATTCGGCGCATTCCACGCCGTGGCAGGTCTGCCGACCGCAGACGATGCATACGAACCTGCGGAAGGTGCGGGTCACGACGCACCTCCGCAACGGTCGCACTCGACTTCTTTGAGTCCAGCGAGCATCTCGGCCCGTGATCCAGCCCAGTCCTCGTCCCTGTAAACACTGGCGAGAATGTGACCACGCTGGCAGGTGATGTGGATGCGGTAGCGGTTACGGTCAATCTTCGGGGCCTTGCTGGCCTTGGCGATGGGTGACTGTGTCATCGGACTTCCAGTCGGCTCGCCGTAGGCACGTCGACGCCCACCCACTGACCAGAGTCCAGGCGGAACACTTCCACGATCTCGTGATCGTGGGGGCAGGCGCCCAGTCGGGTGGTCGCAGCCACGCACTTAGCGGCAGCTTCCACGGTCGGGAACGGATCGGTGTCGTGGTCGGGGCACCGAACGATGAAGCTTGTTCCAGTGCGCTTGGTCTTGATACCTGATGGCATTTTCTTAGCTCTCTCTCTCCAGCGTGAACACTGGGCGAAAGTGCCGAACCAGTCGGCACTAACGCTCAATCTTCAAGCGCAAACGGTTGCAGCGTGATACCGAGGTTATTTTCCTTGCACCACGCCACGATGCGGCGATTTTCGGCGGTCCATTCCTTGCGGGATAGGTTCCCATTGGCGTAGTCCCGATTGTTGATATCGAGCGTTTCCTGCGCCTTGCGCATATTTTCCTGGCGGTTAGCTTTCACGGTCAGTCTACCCTCTCTCTCCCAACCTGAAGGTTGGACAAGGCGCCCCGTAGGGCGCCTAGCTCAAGCTTCAGACGGCCCGCACCATTCCATACGGATCGGACGTCATCAGACCCTTAGCACGCAGTCCCACGACCACGCCAGAGCCATCGTGCCAGCGTGCGTCGGACGCATCGCCATCAACCACGGTCATACCCTCAAACGTGGTCGGGAGGGTAGCGGTCCGCTTAGTGCTGAAAACAACAGCCACGTTGCGGCCGCTAGCAACCGCCAGCATGATGCCATCATCGGTCGTACGCTCGCTGGCGCTTAGCGTCAGATGGTAGTTGGCGGGCGGATTCCGCCCCCAATCCTTCGTGTAGTCATAGAACCGCACGGTAGGACGATCGGCGAACAGCCACGGAGCGATTTCCTCGTGGCGAAGGTCCGAAAACGTGTTCAAGCGGACCTCAACAGCCGATCCGAACTTAGCTACTGCGGCGTCAATCTCGGCCGCAAGTAGCGTGTAAAAAGCCGACGGATTCGCCAGCAGGAACTTGACCTTGAGCGACCTAGCCTTGCCCACACTGTCATAACGTCCGTTGCCATTCAGCGCAACGCACGCACGCCGACAAGCCTTAGTGCTGAATGGGCACGTGTTGGCTACGCCAGAGGTGTTGGACTGGGCAAGGGCCAGACCGTAGGTGATGGCGATGCCCGTCTTGCCTGCCTTGACAAGCTTGATGTTGTTCTCGGGAGGAGTCAGGATCGGCGCCTTAGGCCCGAACCCATTCTCTACCCTGAAGGTCTGCCAGGCTTGCTTAGCCTCGCTTGCATCGCCCATGGTTGGGCAAGCATCGGTAAGCAGTTTGTTGATATTAGTCACTTTGCTCCCTCTTTCTGGTTTGCCCACGGATTGGCGTCCGTGGTTGCTACCTAAAACGTGCTCCGATTCATCGGAGCAACGTCGTGCTAGTGGACGGAATCGAACCGTCTAGGGTGCTGTCCACGGTTTCGGAATCTGTCCCAGTCGATTACCTGGTCCCCATCGTCATACCGTGTGATCCCAGCCTTGCACTGGGCAACTCTTCCCTACTACCGAAGCACTAGCGTTACATCTAGAGAGTTTCCATTTTGGGTAGACCACGGACTCGCACCGTGCTCCCCGTAATACTTGTCCCCCGTAGAAGAGGTGAGCCACCATTGTTTGCGTGGCAGGTATGGGGCGTACTAACGCCTACCCTTGTTTGACCCAGTAGCTTCGCCCGTGGAAATCGGGCGGGTAGCTGGGGCGAGATCATTAGGTTGACATCTCGCTGTACCCTCACCATTTCGCCTGGTGCTGGCTCCAGTCTCACTCGCTTCCGTGCCAGGCGCCTTGGTGGCTAGCTGGCATCTCGTGGTCTGTCTGGGTACCACTATGAGGGATGCGATTGCTGATGTCAAGACAGTTTCTGGAAAATGTTTATGTTTGCCCAAAGTCGCAGGTCAGACGGCACAAACTTCCCGCTAATCAGGCTCGAAAACTCATCGACAAGCGTCGATTGATGGGATTCTGGCACGCTAGGCCAGGCTGGACGTCCAGACGTCCGATTGGGCAACAGATCTCCCGTGCGCGACGCGCACGCGATCCTCTCTTGTCTTCGCACGCGGCCGAGCATCGGCCGCTAGGTGGCGCACTGGTTGGCGGAGACAGGCAAAGGCAAGGGTGCTCACCAGGGAAGAGCACCGATCAGGTAGGGAATGCGCATCGCACACGATCGGTTCAGCGCGTGCCAGGTCGGCCCGACTCGCACTAGACCGATCGCTCTACTGCCACGCTGCCCATCTGTCGAAGCGATTGCATGTCCACGCTGCCATCACGGATGGGCATAACCGCAGGTCAGGGGGTGTGGGAGGTGGGTTTCAATCCATAGCCATTAACTGATCGGGCTGTCAGCCTCCGCGCGCGGGCGGGGGCGGGGTAGTATGGGCGGGGGCGGGCGCGTGTTGCGCGCATTCTTTTCACCACCCATAGCGCGAGTTCTATGGAGAATCGGGTGCACGTATCGTGAGCTGGGGTTTCGCTGGCTGCCGCTCACGCTCCGCCAGCTTCCCATTGAGCCTTCTGTCTACGCCGCCTTTTGGTCAGTCTCACGAGACGTGAGTTGAGTGGGACGCACGCCCCTCGCACTTCGTCGCTCGGGGCTGTCTTCGCACCTGTCTATTTACTGGCGCCCCTCTACCAGGCGAGGACAGGCCCTCGCCTGTCCGAGTTGCCCCAGTCTGTAAGTGTTCGTCCACTCGCTCGCTCGCTACCGAACACACTGATCCCCTGGGTGCCCGCCCCACCGTATGCCGTAGTCGCCTTTCGCGGTGACCAAGCCCGCTGTGTGCCATGCCGCTCGCCTTCCCAGGGGACTTCAGAGCCGTCGTTTCTCGACATGGCTGCAGTAGCCCCTCTAACGGGCGAGCTGGACGGGGGTCGGCCGCCGAGAAGGATTGCTCCCTCACTCCTTAAGCCGCAAGTGTCCCTATACTGAGTATACAAGCGGGACACACCTGGCGGACCTTCCGTGCCCCTTACCGAGATCCTCATCATCCTGGCAATCCTCGCCCTGCTGATCTTCATCGTCGGTGGCGTCGCGAGGTTCAGGTAACCATGCCGTTCGTGAAGGTGGAGCTGGTCCGCGTCAAGCCTGGCGACGAGCTGGAGCTCGGCCCCGACGACAAGATCCTGGCCGTGGGCACTGGCAACGCCAGCGACCCTGGCCTGGCTGAGTACGACGACGGCGGGACTCCGTACTACGTGTACGAGCTGACAGTACTTCGTGTCCGCGACCAAGAAGCGTAAGCCGCGCCTAGGAGCGCATCGCCCCGCTCCGCTCGGCTCGCTGGCCCGCGCCCAGCTCGACCTCCTGCGGGTGACCGCGGGACGTTTTCGTCTAAAGAGACATGGACGCAAGTAGATACCCCGAGATGCCGCTGGACTGGTTCTGGCCCCGAGATTTCTTCGGGGACCACGGGCGTCGGTTGCACTACCTCTGGGATCGGCACGGCGACGCCAGCCTGCAGCACCTAGCGCCTCGGGACAGGCGTGGCTGATTAAACGTGGCTACCTCCTTCCTGTGTCCGATCTGTGGTGCTCTGCCTGGCGACAACGGCACGAGCACTCAGTTCACCAACAACGCCGTCAACTCCGCCTCGGACGCCGTGGTCACCGCTTCGGGCGTGATCTCCTCGACGTCGGGCACCACGCTGATCGTCAGCACTGGCGCCAACTTCACGGTGTTCCCGATCCAGCTGTCCATCCCCACTCGCAACGAGACGATGGTAGCTACGTCCAAGAGCACCAACACGCTGACCGTGACTCGGGCTTCCGCCCTCGTGGGCGGCAACATCGTGCCGAGCGGCACCCCGTCGGGTTCGATCGCCATCGCCGACGTTGTCCTGACGGGCAACGACGTCAACGGCCAGCCTGTGCACTGCCCGATCTGCGGGACTGCTGCGGTGGTTGTGAACCTGGCCGCCGTGACGACCTTCACCAGCGTGGGCACCCCGCACCCTGTCGACGTGGACGCCACATACATGCCCCACGCTGACTCCCCGCTGGCCCAGTTCAGCACCAGCCCGTACACCCCGACAGGTCGTAACCCGCTGCAGATGCAGAAGTTTGGTGTGAGTCCTGGCAACTGGAGCACCCCCGCCACCGACGGCGAGCCGACGGTGTGGAACACCTCGGCCAACTCGATCAACCGCGGCGATGCGCACGTGACCGCCGAGACGATCAACGGCACCGTCGGACCCTGATGGCGACCTCTCCGAACCCTAACAGGAGCAACGGGTTTGGGCCTGGCCCGACCCCCCACTTCAACACGGGCGTCACGAACGCCGAGCTGCTTACCGCCATCCAGTCGGAGTTCCTCGACTGGTGGCTGGATCCCGCCCGCGAGGGCACCCAGACCGACTGGGCTAAGGCGCACGGCCTTCAGCCCAACAAGATTGGCGAGTGGAAGCGGCAGCCCTGGTTCCGCAAGGAGTGGGAGCGTCGCGCCCGCGAGCTGAACCTCGGCCCCGAGAAGGTGCAGGCCGTGATCGCCGCGGTGCACGCCGCTGCGCTGAATGGCAACGTGGCCGCCCAGAAGCTGTACCTGCAGTACGCGAAGGAGCTGCTCCCGCCCGCACTGAAGCGGGACGAACCGCGCCCACTTAAAGAGATGTCCACCGAGGAGCTGAAGGCCGCTGTGGCGAAGCTCATGGAAACAGAAGGAGCCTGACACATGGCTAAAGGTAAGGGTGGACAGTCGGCTTCTCCGTCGGCTCGTCCTCGCAAGGTGAAGCCGTTCGCCGACTCGACCACCTCGCATCCCGCCCAGAAGGGTGGGGCCACCAAGGACTGCACCATCGTCCGCGGCAAGGGTGGGTCCACGGGCCACGGTCGGTGATCGACTGCGAGTCCTGCGGACTCGCGTACAAGCCTGAGCAGTCACGGTGGCTCTGCCCGCACTGCGGGTGGAAGTCATCGTGCTGTGAAGGGGAGCCTTGTAATGGAGAGAGCTGAACTTGTAAACGAGCTGCACTGGCGCAGGTGCAAGGGCGAAGGTCCGACCGACTGGGAGGCGTGCCTCTACTTCCTGCAGACCTTCGCGTACATCCGCCACCCCGAGCGCGGTCGCATCCTGTTCGAGCTGCGCGAGGCCCAGCGGCAGACGCTGGAGGTGTGGCTGACCGAGCGGTACTCGATCGTGCTGAAGGCCCGCCAGATCGGGTACTCGACGCTGGCCGCGTGCGTGTCGCTGTGGCTGTCGGTGTTCTACCCCGACAAGGTGATCATCCTCCTCTCCCGCACGGAGCGCGAGTCGCAGAAGCTGTTCGCCAAAGCGAAGTACTGCTACCGCTGGCTGCCGCAGTGGATGAAGGACCGCGGCCCCGACCTGATACAGGAGACGCTGCAGAAGTTCGTCTTCGACAACGAGTCGCAGATCGAGTGCCTGCCGTCCACCCAGGATCCCGCACGTGGCGAGTCGGCATACCTGATCATCGTGGACGAGTGGGCGTTCCTTGAGAACCCCGAGGAGGCGTGGGCGTCGATCGAGCCTGTCGCCGACGTAGGCGGGCGCGTGATCGGACTGTCGACGGCGAACGGCGCGGGCACCTTCTACGAGCAGATGTGGACGTCCGCAACCGAGGGCGCCAACCGCTTCACCCCGCTGTTCTTCCCGTGGTCGGCGAACTCCGACCGCGACGAGGACTGGTACGAGAACAAGAAGGCCGACATGGCCCGCACCCCGTGGATCCTGTGGCAGGAGTACCCGCGCAACGCGGAGGAGGCGTTCATCCGCTCGGGCCGCGCCGTGTTCGACCTGGACGCTGTGGAGCGGCAGGAGCTGATGCAGGGGCGGATCGGTGAGCTGTGGGCGCAGTCGGAAGGCTCCCGCTACGCCGAGTTCCACGAGCTGCCGCAGGGCGAGCTGACCGTGTACGAGTTCCCCACGCCAGGCTGTGTCTACGCCATCGGGGCCGACGTGGCCGAGGGACTCGACCACGGCGACTACAGCTGTGCTGTCGTGCTCGATGCGAGGACAGAGGCGGTGTGCGCCGTGTGGCACGGCCACTGCGACCCCGACGTGTTCGCGAACGTGCTGTGGCGGCTCGGCCATTACTACCTGGGCGCGCTGCTCGGGGTGGAGTCGAACAACCACGGCATGGCGACGCTGCTGTCGCTGAAGCGGATGCGCTATCCGAAGATCTACCGCCAGACGAACATCGAGTCGGGCAACCGCAAGAAGACGCAGCGGTTGGGCTGGCGGACGATGATCAACACGAAGCCGATCCTGATCGACGGGATCGTCCGTGCGATCCGCGGCTACCGCCAGGTGGAGGTGGACGAGGAGACGGACGAGGGGATGATCACGTGGACGGGCGGCATGGCCGTGCGGGACGCGGGCATCTGCCGCGAGCTGCGCACGTTCGTGCGCGAGCCTGACGGGAAGTCGATGCACGGCTCACCGCATGACGACCGCGTGATAGCTCTGGGCCTGGCGATCGAGATGTGCCAGCACGTGCACGCCCCGCAGCACGACTCGGGCGAGATGGACGAGTTCTGGACTTTGAAGTGGTGGGAGGAGGAGATGACCCGCGGCGAGTCACGCAACGAGCAGTGGGTCATCGGCCAGGATCCTGCAGGCGTGAGGCGCTAAGAGGGTGCACGGGACGCTGCTGGCTTACTTATCGTGGCCGACAACGCGCATGACCCCGAGGCTTTCAAGCAGAAGCTGCGGGAGTGGAGAGAGAAGGGCGGCCTGAACTTCACGTTCGGCGGCCGTGACGGGTACGTGACCCGCGAGGACTGGCACGACAAGCCGAGCTTGAAGAAGCAGGAGAACGACCACGTGGCCGAGCTGACGGCCGCTGGCATCAAGTTCGACCGCTATAGCGCCTGATGGCCGCCCTCCGCGGCCAGCCCCGTAAGGATCTGCTAGCCCGCTACCAGGGCCACGTGCGTTCCGCCCGCCACTGGCGGGACTCGAAGGGCTACGACAAGCACTGGGACAAGTACGTCGACTTCTACCGCGGCGCTCACTTCCCGAACAGCGGGCTGGGTGAGGCGGACCGCATCGTCGTCAACCAGATCTTCGCGATCATCAACGTGATCGCACCCAGCGTTGCAGTGAACGACCCGAAGCTGGTGGTGTGGTCGCAGCAGAACGAGTGCATGGTCAACGCGATCGTGATCGAGACGCTGATCAACTACTGGTGGCGGCATTTCGGTTTCCAGCAGGAGCTGGCCCTGGCGGTCAAGGACTTCCTGGTCGTGGGCCACGGGTGGCTGAAGGTTGGCTGGCGGTTCGTGGAGGAGGCGAAGGAGAAGGCGAAGCTGCTGAACAAGCAGCCGCTCGGGTCCGACTCGGGCAAGCCCGACTCTGACAACCTGCCGCCGCAGGACGTCCCCGACAATCCGAAGGACGACACGCAGGAGGTGTCGGGCGCGACGGTCGACACCGACATCGAGATGGAGGTCACGCAGGACCGCCCGTTCGTGGAGCGGGTTTCGTTCCACGACATCTTCGTGGACCCCGAGGCGAAGACAGAGGGCACGGCGAAGTGGATCGCCCAGAAGCTGGTGAAGTCGCTGGCCGAGGTGAAGAACGACGACCGCTACCGTCTGAAGGCGCGGCAGTCGCTGACCGCTGGCGGCACGTCCGAGCGCGACCCTGACGTGAACAAGTCGAAGGACGACGTCGTTCACGACGTCGAGCGCGTGGTGCTGTGGGAGTTCTACGACCTGGTGCACGGCACGATGTGCGTGTTCCCCGACCACGGCGACGAGCTGCTGCTCGATCCGATCCCGCAGCCGTACGCGTTCGGTCACCCGTTCATCATGCTCCGCAACTACGAGGTGCCCGACTTCTTCTACCCGATGGGCGACGTCGAGGCGTTGCTGCCGATTCAGGAGGAGCTGGACAAGACCCGCACGCAGATGATGAACCATCGCAAGCGGTTCGACAGGAAGTACATCTTCCGCCAGGACGT